TATGGAATTATTTTATTTTTGATTTTAGTAAAAGCATCATCATCTAAATAAAATAGTGTTATAGATGAGGCAAAATGACCTTAGATCTTCATAACTTTTTTAAGTATTATGATGAGAATAATGCAAACCATGTAGCAGCAGTTCAATGGTTAGAAGATAACCTTCCTGTTGAGTTTATGGATGACGCAGATACCGATTGGATCGGAATGTTTAGAACCAAACCACCTACCCCAGCAGTTCTTGACGTTCCATATTTCAACCAAGTAGATAACTACAGAGATGCTCATAGAACTTGTAACAGTTCATCGTGTGCTATGTGCCTTGCTTTCCTCAAGCCAGGAAGCATCAAGGGTGATGATGAATATGTTAAAAAAGTATTTGCGATTGGTGACACAACTGACCATGCGGTTCAGACAAAGGTTCTCGCAGGTTATGGTATTAAGTCACATTTTAGTTACAATCTTTCTTTTGCTGACATTGATAAGAGTCTTGATAGAGGAAAACCAGTTGTTATTGGTATTTTGCACCGTGGTTCTCTATCTTCTCCTACTGGTGGGCACATGTGTGTAGTCATCGGTAAGACTCCAGATGGTAAAGGATACTATGTAAATGATCCATATGGTTCTCTAAACGATAACTATACTGGTCCAGTCACAAATGGTAAGAAGACCATTTATACCAAAGCAGTTCTCAAGCATCGTTGGTGCCCAGGAGGAAACGATGGGTGGGGAAGAATCTTCGATTGATTTTAAAAGAAAGATTCTTAAGATCATAAAAGATCTTACAAATCACGGAAAACATAAAGAAGCAAACGACCTTTATCAAAAGTATTTCGGAGGAAACAATGGCAAGAATTGATTTACATAACTTTTTCAAATTTTATGATGAGAAAAACCCCAACCATGTCAAGGCAGTTCAGTGGTTAGAAGATAATTTACCAGTCAAATATCTAGAAGATAATGTAGATTGGGCAGAGATTTATAGAGGAAAAAAGGGTAATGCGGCACCAGCATCAGGACCATCTGTTGCCGCTCCCGTAGCAGGTGGTGACGATATGCCTATGATGGGCCTTAAATTAATCAAAGAGTTCGAGGGATGCCATCTGAAAGCATATCCAGATCCTCTCTCAGGTGGACTTCCAATCACAATTGGTTGGGGTTCAACTCGCAAGAAAGATGGATCTGCATTCCAAATGGGAGACCAAATTACACAACAAGAAGCAGATGAACTTCTGATTAGTCAGTGTAAGAACCAGTTTCTTCCATCACTTCGTAAAATTCCACACTGGAATGAAATGTCTGATGGTAAAAGAGGTGCCCTACTTTCTTTTGCTTATAATCTTGGTGCTGGGTTTTATGGTGGCGATAACTTTAATACTATTACTCGTACACTGAAGAATAAAGAATGGGACAAAGTTCCCGATGCGCTTTACCTCTACAGAAATCCTGGTTCTAATGTAGAAGCAGGACTTGCTCGTAGAAGAAAAGCAGAAGGTGAATCTTGGAAAAAAGGTTAACCACAATCACAAACTACAATGACTAACAAGAAAAACGAAAATGCTATGGGACAACTAATTCGTATATGTATTTTGGGTTGGTCTGCTGCTCTTCTCACCGCAAGTTATTCGGGTGCTCTATCTAAGATGGATCCCACCTTTATTGCGACAGTTTTCACTGCATCTGCTGCTACTTTTGGTATTAATACAATGAAGAAAGGTGGAGATGATGAAGATGAAAAAAAACAAGAACCTAAAAGAGAAGAGTTTGTAGAAACACCACCAGAACCACCTGCTCTTGAAGCACCACCAGAAACTCTTGAAGCAAGAGTTGAGGCACTAGAAACCAAAGTAGAAGATGGTGAAGGATTTGTTCAACCTCGCACAGGGGCATAATGGCAAAATCAGCAAACAAAGGTAAGAAAGGTTCTGCTGGATCCAAACAGAATCAAGGTAATGCTACAGCAAAAAAAGCAAAAAACGGTGGTAAGAAGAAATAATGAGGTATTATGCCAAGAGAGTGGAATACTCCCAAACGTGAATGTTGGAATGCTCCAATTCACCAAATTCTTAAAGCCATAGACAATCACACCCGTCTTCAATTGGAAACGGGTGATCTTTGGCATGAAGAACAAGCACAAATATTAAGAAAATATGTGAAAGATTTAAAGGTATGGATACACAAACAAGAGGGGAGATGGGATGAGTAATTTGCCTTGGGGAGTTATTATAGTTCTTGGTTCTGGTTTGATATTTACTGCCTATGTGATTTACTACATATTAAGACTAGCATATTTGGAAATGAAAGATGAGCAAAAAATGTAATCCAACATTTGGTAATGGGGACAAAAGAAAAGCTACTGGACAATGTAGAAGTTCTGCTCAAAAGAAAGCATCAAATGCAAGGAAAAATTCTAGTGGTAAAAAGAAATGAGTAAATTAGCATTAGTATTATCAGTTACAAGTTTGGCAGTCAGTGCTGCTATTGGTGTTGGAGCTTACATCACATACCAAAAAGCACAAAAGATTTTAGACAATCCAGAAGAATTTGTTGGTGCTGTTGTGGAGAAGCAAGTATCAAAGGCATTTGAGAAACTTCCTATTCCTAAACTAAATACTGAGAAGTTTAAATTGCCATTCTAATGGATAAAGACCCATATATCTATAGAGTAAAACAAGTATTAAGAGTAGTTGATGGTGACACAATCGATGCGGACATTGATCTTGGGTTCGATATTTCTCTTACTAAGCGAGTACGCCTTAGTGGTGTTGATACTCCAGAAAGTCGTACAACCGATCTCAAAGAAAAAACACTTGGATTAGAAGTCAAAGAATGGTTGAAAAAAAATCTTGATAGTAAAAAAAATATTCTTATTAAAACAGAACTTCCAGACTCAACTGAAAAGTATGGGAGAATTCTTGGAAGGTTATATGTTGATGATGTATGTCTTAATGATCGTATGATTTCTGAAGGATATGCTTGGACTTATGATGGTGGAACAAAAAAGAAAGATTTTGATGAACTGTCTGCTAAACGTAAGAAGTAATTACTTATCGTGTGCTTTTTTGTATTGGTTTACCTTTTCTTTCTTCCATTCTTTTTTAAGTAATTTGAGATTCTTTCTATCTAATTCTGCCGCAAAATAAAGTTGCAATTCATAGGGGGTAAGGTCTCTGTTCAAGAGTTTCTTGCCTCTTATGAATATTTGTTGAACGATAGGTTTCATTTTACCTACCATCCATTCCACCATAGATTTGCCAATAATAGCCGCAGCAACAGAAGCAGTAGCAGTGGTGCCAGCAAGTATAACCTGTTCTTTTGGAGGAACTGGAACTTCCCCGATGATTGGTACTTCAATGACGGGCACTCCTAAGTTACTATTTTTAGGGACATCATCGGAAATATTTCGATTATCTTGTGAATTTTGAACAGGAACTTGAACCTGTGGTATAATTGGTGCAGTATCAGGGAGTCCTCTGGATTTTTCTTCTTTTTCCTCTTCTTTCTTTTTTTGTTCTGCTCTTACAGCAGCATCAAACTCTTCTTGAGTTGGAACATCAATCACTGGATATTTGATTGTTGTATCTGGCATGTTGATAATTGGCATATCAACTTGTGGTATCACAGAACGTTCCGTTTTGCGAGTTACGGGAGGTTCTATTGTAGGAATAATTGGTGGAGGTTCACTTCTTATTTGAATTGGTTTGATTTCCATTTGCTACATCCTGTACTCGTGGGTATCTCACAACTATATCTGCACAAATTTTTGCATAAGGACTTTCTGGGTGAAATGATATTCCATTCTTTAACGCTTCACCGCACTTCAAAAGTCTCACAAGTTCAAAGTCAAGTCGTGCCTTATCTGCTTCTGCTTGCTGTCTGGTAATTTCTGTACGAGCTCTTGCTTTACAAAGTTCTTGTAATGAACCATCTAGAGGAAAATTAAATCCAAAAGAGATGCCAGCATTTCCACTATAAGATTGGAATGTTTGTGGGTCCTCATTATAGTTTGTATTTCCCAATATAAATGGTGCAACACTCATTGTTGGACCTTGACAAGAAACACCTCCACCATAAGTATTTAAAGCAAAAGGACCCTGAAGCACCTGAACTGCCTGGTTAGTTACATTACCAGTCGCAGATGCTGAAGGTCCTGCAATATTAGTATTGCTTGGTGCTTGTTGCCCTTTACTTGAACCAGTTAATGTTAACAGTAAAAATATTACTGTGTAAAGACTGATATAGTGTTTGTTATAGAATCTTCGGTAGTTTTTCTGTCTATCCATGTTTCTTTTGCCACTCCAGGAGTCAGATAAGTTTCACTAAATTGGAATGGAGCACCTTGAGTTTGAATGGTGTAATTCATACCAGGAGCAGGAGTTCCTGGTATATTGATGTTGGTGCCAGTGACTGTGTAAGATGTTCCAGTAGAATATTCTACTTGCCTGATAGTTTCAATAACTTCAGTGCGTGTTTTTGTTTCTGAGGTAATGGTCCCACTGGTGAAGTTGGGAGTTACTGGTCCAGCATATGAAGGACTTATAACTCCCAGAACTGCAACCAGTCCGAGAGTTATGTGTCTCACTTGAATACGCTTAACTCAACTGTTCTTTGTGCTGTACCAGTTGAACCAGGACCACCAGCAGTTACGGTAGGAACACCAGTTCCACTTAAAGTACCCGCAAGAGAACCTTTATCTCCACCTAACTGGGTAGTAGAGTTGCTATAAAGGTTGGGAGAAGCAATTGTTCCAGAAGATGCCGACTGAGAGGTGACATCAACATCTGCAGTAACTGATGTTTCAGAGAAACTAAATGCTTGTCCGTTTGTATTAATATCATAAGAACCTGCTCCACCAACTCCTCCAAGAGTTGTTACATTAATATTTGTGCCTGAGACCGCATACGAGGCACCAACTCTTTCTGATTGTACCGCTGCACCCTGAACGTTTAATTGTACGGAATCAGTAATCTTTGATGTGATTTCACCAGCAAAAACAGGAGTAGTAAAGAATAACGAAAAGATAAGTACTAGTCTTTTCATCGTTCTGTGAGTAAAGTTTGTAAGTATTTATAGATACAACTTTCAATATTTGACTACTTGTGGTATTATATAAATAAGTCGAGTTTATTAAATTTTATGACTGAACAACAGGAACATCTTGCAAATCTTGTAAAGCAAGCACAAGACCTATCTCTTGAATTGGAAGGATTGCAAACTAAGGCTACAGCAAAAAGAGAACTTTTTCTGAAGGTTCAAGGTGCGATTGAGTATCTTACACAAACAGGTGTATCTCTCCCAGAACCAGAACCAGAAGAAATTCCACTTTCAGAAACTGAAGTAGCAGAATAATTCACGGTCCCTGAAAGGGGACTTTTTTTATGCTTGACACCAGAAGCAAACTGTAGTATGATAAATACATCAACGGGTTAGGAAACCCTAACACGATTGTCTTGCTGACAAGGGACGATAACTCCTTACCGAGACTATGCAAGTAAAATACGTCTCTCATATCCACGATGGAGGGTGTCGTGGAGAATAATGTAACTATTCAGTTCCCCCTGAATTTATACTTACCCTTTTTAAACAAATGACTGCTACAATTGCTCAACAACGTTCCACAAATACCTGGAACCAATTCTGTGAGTGGGTTACTTCCACTAACAACCGTCTGTATGTTGGTTGGTTTGGAGTCCTTATGATTCCTTGCCTTCTTGCTGCGACTACTTGCTTCATTATTGCGTTCATCGGAGCGCCTCCCGTAGACATCGACGGGATTCGTGAACCAGTTGCTGGTTCTCTAATGTATGGAAACAACATCATCTCTGGTGCCGTTGTTCCTTCTTCTAATGCGATTGGTCTTCACTTCTATCCCATCTGGGAAGCTGCTTCTCTTGATGAGTGGCTCTACAACGGTGGACCTTTCCAACTCGTTGTCTTCCACTTCCTTATCGGCATCTATGCTTATATGGGACGTGAATGGGAACTCTCTTACCGTCTAGGTATGCGTCCTTGGATTTGCGTTGCTTACAGTGCTCCTGTTGCTGCTGCTTCTGCCGTATTCCTGGTCTATCCTTTCGGTCAAGGTTCTTTCTCTGATGCGATGCCTCTTGGTATCTCTGGTACGTTTAACTATATGCTTGTCTTCCAAGCAGAACATAACATCCTGATGCACCCTTTTCATATGATGGGCGTAGCTGGTGTCTTCGGTGGTTCTCTCTTTAGTGCAATGCATGGTTCACTTGTAACCTCAAGTCTTGTACGAGAGACTACTGAGAATGAAAGTCAAAACTATGGATATAAGTTTGGTCAAGAAGAAGAGACCTACAACATCGTTGCTGCTCACGGTTATTTCGGTCGCCTTATTTTCC